CTGGGCCAATCTGCGCGACGCCAATCTGAGCGGCGCTGATCTGAGCGGCGCCAATCTGAGCGGCGCCAATCTGAGCGGCGCTGATCTGCGCTGCGCCAACGGGTTGCCAATTGCTGCAGATGCCAAGCAACGGCTGCGTGCGGTTGCCAGCCATGTATTGGCTCACCCCCAAATCCTGCAAATGAAAAGCTGGCATAGCGAGTGCGGTACTACTCATTGTCTGGCAGGGTGGGCTATTCACCAAGCTGGAACGCTTGGCGAAGTCTTGGAGAAACTTCATGGCCCACACGTGGCTGGATTGCTGTTGTTAGGCGTTGATGCTGCTGAGCACTTCTATGACGGGACGGACGAAGCCATTGAGTGGCTGCAGTCCGTTGCACAGGAGGCGGCATGACCACGCCACACCGCGCCACGCCTGAGCATTGGGAGCACGTGCAGATTTCCGCCGGAATGAAACAACAGATCCCTTGGGCAACTGCCGACTGCATCCTTGAACTGCGCTCTCGCATTGAAGCGCTGGAGGCCACTCAGCACGCTCCCACTACCGCCGATGCCCGGCCTGGTGGGTTGGTGGAGAGGGTGCATAGCTGCATCGTGGGCGAGCCGGAATGCGGTCACATGCAGGCCCGCGCCGCAATCCGCGAGGTAGCCGCTTGGCTGAGGGCGGGCCGGATGCTGCACGCTGCTGAGCTGCTGGAGCAGGAGGTCGACCGATGACTAACCGCGAACTGATCGCACGCCTGCTGTTCCTCGCTCAAACGGCTGTAGATCAGGCCCTGGATTATGCCTACGATGATCCAGAGGATTACTTCATCTACCGTGAACTGCGGGAACTGAAGGCTGCTGTTGCCGCCGAGCTGGAGGCCCACTGATGCCACGCCTCTATCACGTCCAGCTCACCACCGGCCCGATCGAGCTCTACGCCATCACCCAGGCCCAGGCCATCGCCACTGCACTCGAGCTGGCCGGCCCTGGCGCCAAGGTGCTCAGGGTCTGCCGGGAAGGTGACTGGTGACGGAAACCTGAACCGTCAGCGGTCTACTGCATGCCGGCAGCCATCCCCACTCTCAACGCCCTGTGGCGGCCTAATGCCAGCAGCACACGCGATGATCGCGAGCTCATTCGTTCCTATGCACTCTGGCCGGTCTCGGCCTACAACCTCACACAGCTCACCAGCGTGCTCAATCGCGCGGCAGACACCAGCGCCGCAACCGTGAGGCAGATCCAGGCATGGATTGACGAAATCGAAACGCTCGAGCAGGACTGGGCCGATAAGGTCAGCGACGGCACCGCACACCTCGGCAACGTCCAGAGCTACGAAGGCGCTGCACCCGGCGTCACCCTCACGCGACAGGACCGGCAGAAACGTGCTGATGTCCTCGAATGGGACACCAGTCTCCTTGGCGTCAAGTATCAGGCCGGCACCCGCAGTGATTCAACCGCTGGTGGTGTGCTCGGTGCACGCATCGCGCAGCTCAAGTCGCGCATCCTGCAGACACTTGGCATCAAGGCATACAACGGCAGCGATGGCTCCGGTGCTCAGCTGATTCGGAGCTGACCGATCGTGGCAACCGACTTCTACCCCTATGCCAACCTGCGACTGCTGATCCCGCAACCCGTCCAGGCACCAGCAAACTTCCGCACTGGTGTGCCTCTCAATGCCAGCAGCTGGGTGATCGAGGCATTCGTCAAGGGTGAAAACAGCCCCACCACCGAGCTGCCGAGCATCGACCCGATGCGGCGCACGCTGGCGGGCTACATCACCGCATGGGCAGTGCTGCCAGCCAATACCTCATGGCTGGCGGCATCATCTGCCTTCACCTGGACCACAACCGGACTCGCGCCTGCAGGCCTCCTGCCTGGTGCTGGTGGTCGTGGGTTTCTTGGAGTGCTGCCCAGCCTGCCAACGATCACCGCTGGCGGACAGCAGGGTGAAGCGCGGATCCTTGCACTCATGGACCCCTACGGCCCTGGTGGCATCGGCAGCGAGCTGCGCAGTGTGCTGGGTGATCGCATTCGCATCGAGCTGCAGGTAGCTGGCTGATGAGCGTTCGCGTTGAGATCCAATCCGGTGATCTACAGGTCCGCGCTGAGCAGGCAGCGCAACGCGCTACCGAGCTGGTCATGGGTGAGCTCTACGCCGCCTTCCAGCAGTCGTTCACCGCTCAGGTTTGGGCATGGCCGCGAAACCTGCCTACCCGAAAGCTCAAGGGCGACACCGTGGCAAAGAAGGCTGCCAGCTACGCCAGGGGTGAAGGCATCACACCGCCAAACCCACGCAACCTGATCGACGACGACAATCTGCGCGGAACTGGATCATGGGGCATGACTGGAGCCTATGAAGCCACTTTCAAGTGGAGTGCAGACTACGCCAGGCTGACGCACGAAGGCGGTTACATCTGGGCATGGGGTCGCCGGCCACCACTTAAGGGTGCACGTGCGGTCTATCTGCCGCCTCGTCCCTGGACACGCGCCGTGCTCGGGCAAGAAAACGTCTCTGGCATTCAACCGTTCCCCATCGCTCAGCGCCTGCGTGATGTATGGCTCGCTAACCTCCGCCGCGCCTGATCTGGAAACCTTCAGCACCCACCCACCGGCATCTCATGCCACAGCTTCCTTTCGTCGTCGCACCCAAGCGACTGACGCGCATCGTCTCGGCTGAAGTCAACGGCGAAACATGCTCCATTGAGTTTCCCATCTTCGGCAACATCCTCGCTGGTGAAGGCATCGACACCCGAGAGCATGAATACCAGACAGCAGTGTTTCGGGAATCTGCAGCGCTCACCGATGCACTGATCGCTATCGATGGCATCGATGAGATCAGCGCGCAACGCATGGCGATTCGCATCCTCTCAAGCCGCATGGGCATCCCAGTGCCGCTCGAGCCGGCTGAACACCGCACGATGATCGCTCACGGTGCACTCGTCGCCAAGCTGCAAAACAACCTCACCGCAGAGCACAAGGCACTGATGCTGCGATCGATCACCGCAGCGATCAAACACCGACTGCCAGGCTGCAGTGCATGGAGCGAAGCCGACAGCATCGCGCTACCACAACCGCTGCAGGATGCCATCGCAGCATTTGTCGACAGCGAGAAGAACGCACGTCAACCCACCAAGTCGGCTGAGGAACTGGTGGAGGACATGGTGCAGACGCTGGGAAAGCTCGGGCCGGACAGTGGCCAGAGCCCACCGACTGGCGAGACCTCTACTGGCGCTGCCGCAAGCTCTGGCCCGATGCTGCCGAGTTCAGCCGCGAGCGCTTCGCACGCCTCCCGGTCGACTACATCCTCGAAGCGATCGAAGAAGGCGAACGCTGGCTGATGCAACGCCTGCACTGGGCTGAACTGCCCACTGCAGCGCTATCACGCCTCACGGTTGGGGTGCACAGCACTGATGGCAGCAAGCTGCCGCCGCTTGCTGACTACTGCTTCTTCAAGCAGGATCACGCCGGTCAGCGACCGCCATCGGAGGCCGGTGCTGCAATGCTTGCGCTCATCGCTGTTGATCAGTTCCCATTGTTTGCCCTCGCCTTCTACGAAGCACTGCAGCAGGCTGGACAGGATCAACCTGCCCCACAACGCCTGGCGTTGATCGCTGATGATGCCATCCTCCTGGCGCCAACACCCGCTGATGGTGGCTGGATGGGGTTCATCATCGCTGAAGCGACAGCTCACGGTCAGACGCGACCGTTTCACTGGCCGGGGGATTCGCAGCTGGCATGCTGGCTTGCTGTGCCTGCTCCCGCTGCTGGATCTGGCGGTGCAGTGTGGGGGGCGGAAGCTGCATTTCTTGCCACTCGGCAATCTCCGAGTACACCCGGTTCACTCTGATCTCAGCTTCAATGATGCTGGCGTAGTAGCCGAGGCTCCAGTACCGACCGTCGTACCACACCCTGGCTTGAAACGGTCGACGCTTCATGTGCGGGCAGTGGCATACACCACGGGGGTAAAGCGGCACGGATTGACGCGGCAGGCTGTGACTAGGTTTCCCCGCTGGTTTTAAGCCGTAACCGCAGCTTGCAGCAGCTTGGACCGCTGACAGGGAAGCATTCTGTTGCTACCCCATGTCTCAGGTCTACTCCCAGGCCTACGGCTACGACTTCTTCTTCCAGGTGCTGAAGAAGGGTTCCGTCAGCCTGTCCACCCTGCTGCCCAGCGCTGGCCTTGGTGCCGGCAAGTTCATCGACAACACCACCCTGCTGGCCAACACCTCCGTGGTGGTGCCGGTTGGCACTGGCGCCAACTTCAAGCTGATTGCCGGCAGCGCCAAAACCGTCACCAATGCTGCACTGGCATCGAACGTGGTGACGCTCACCTTTGCTGCAGCGCATGGTTTCGCCAATGGCGCCACCATCGTGGTGAAGGATCTGCCGGCGCCGTTCACCAGCCTGAACGGCACGCACGTCATCACCGGCGTCACCACCAGTGCACCGTTCACCCTGACCTATGCACTCACCGGCAGCAACATCACCAGCGCTGCTGTTGCTGCCGGCACCGTGACCGGTTCTGCACTGGCACTGGATGGCACCGACAACCCGATTCGTCTGCTGGGTCTGACGAACTGCGCACCGAATGAATCGGAAGGCGAGGAAACCGTCATCACCTACGACGATGAGTCGAAGTCGTTCGACACCAGCATCGCCACCAGCAAGTCGATGAGCTGGAGCCTGGAGGGTGTGACCAACCACGGCGACGCGGCCTACAAGCTGCTGCGCATCGCGGCGAAGGAATCCGTGCGCGAGGGCCTGATGGTCAAGTACGCCCGTCGTGGCCCGGTGGGCTTCGGTGAAACCAGCTACGGCTACGGCCGGTTCACTGGTTTCGAGGAGTCCAACGCGGCTGGTTCGATCGTGAAGTATTCCACCACGCTGCGGGCTTACGGACCCTACGAGCTGGAGTTCTGATCGTCCGCACACGGCGATGACGCCCCGGCTGCTTCGGCGGCTGGGGCGTTTCCTTGTCGTGGCAGCAGCGCTGCTGCCTGCTCCAGTGCAAACGCTCGA